GGCATGGAATGCACCAAGATGTTTTGTATCCTCATCTGGATCTACATATATACCTGGATCGCCTTTTGGCTCAGCAATAATAGCTCTGCCACCCGCCATATGCTCTACACCCATTAAACCACCTGCAGCTGCTGCGTATGGATTATATGGATTAGTTACATAATTAGGATACTTAGCTTCATATGGTGGTGTAGGAACAGCTGGGAATGAGCCTTTGAAATCTGGTGAATTGTATTTGAGATTAAATGGGTTCTTCTTTTGTTCTACTACAGGAAGAGCTGATGGTGTCATTAAATCTTTTGCTGCTGCTAATCCAATAGGAGCTAATACGCCACCTACTTGCCATGGGTGAGCTTTAGTAAACTCCCATGCTGCAGAAGGTGAAGAAGTAATATTACTAAAACCAGATGCTAATCTATCAAAACCAGTAGGAGCTTGAGCTGCAATATTTGCTGTATTAGCTGCAACTTGTTGGGCTCCTTGTGTAAGCATTGGTGATGCAAGCGCTACATCAGCACCAGCTGTAATTGGAGCTGCACCAGCGCCTAAAATACTTTGAGCACCTAATGCTGGCATAGTTTCTGTAGCTAATGATGTGGCGGCTTGTGTAGCTGGAGTAATAGTTGATTTAGCAACTTGAGCTGCAATATCTCCACCTAATGCTGGAGTAGTTGTAGCAGCATTGATAATGCTTTCACCTAAACCACCAGCACCCCATGTGCCAAGTCCAGCCATAATACCACCCATTAAACTGCCAGTCATGGCATAGTCAGCTAGACCAATACCACCTGCAACTAAAGGTAATAATTCTGGAGCTAGAGCAGCGGTAGCAATACCAGCTATAGCAGGAATAATTGAACTTAGGAAGCCAGCCTCTGGAAGGCCTGTTTTAGGATTGATAGTTAATGAGCCACCTCTAGATACAGCTAGTCTTTGTAGGGCTTGAAGTTCGCCAGAAGTCATATGGACTAGATGTTTATCTGATCCACGACCTTGGGTTTCTAGATGTTTGGCTATGTGTGTAAGACTCATGATTTCACCATTATATTGATACAGTTATTTTAACTTATTTTCCACTAAAGTATTGACTTTTTTACCACTTAAATTCCTATTAAACCGCTGAAACAAAGGTAATAGTGCCTACCGCTGAAGGTATTGATGGGTGGGCAAATGGTGTTGTCTGTGCTGCTTGATATTCCATGTAAACACCCAATGCTCCACCGCTTGTGGCATTTTGATCTGTTGCCCAATACAGCGTGAAATAATCACCTGCATTAATAGAAAACATGACAGTAGAAAAGGCGGCAACAAAAGTAAATACTCCAGCACTTTTACGAGCTGGAAGAGAAAATTTAGTGGCTGATCCTGGTAAGTCAACATTGTTAACTCTTAACCATACATCTACATCATGTTGTGCATTGTCGGTATTGGCAAATTGAAGACTATAATCTATCTTATAAACACCTTTGTAAGCTGCTGTAGCAGCATTGGACGCTAACGTAAAGCCTTTTGCTGAATCTAATGTATTCCATTTAATTATAGTAGGTGTATTTGCGGCAGACGCAAATTGATCAGTAGTATCTGATGCACCTATATGAGGTAGCTGCATTCCAGCATTAGTTGAAATAGGAGTAGTAGGATAGTAAACAATACTCATATTGCTTCGCCACCACTTGCTGTAATAGTACAGCCAGTAGTAGATGCTTTAACTTGTATAGTACTTCCTGCATCTAAAATTTGAGATCCAGCCCATTGCACAATTGTGTTAGGCGGAAGTTGTGTGTTATAAAATAACGCATTAGAAGTCCCTGCAGTTCCTCCAGATGGAACTAAACTTACATAAATGCCAATAGCGCTTGCTGTTGTGTTTATAATATCAATATCTTTAACAAACGTCCTAGTATTATTAGGTGTTGTATACAATGTTGCGTATGAAGTTGTTAATGCTGCTTGACCTAGTTGAAGCGGTGTTATGTTTGAATATGCCATTTACCAGATTCCTGTTCCTAAAGATAGCCAACTTGTTACATTGAGATTATTAATTGAATTAATTTCTTGTGTGTTTGCATTATCTAATTGGTTAAAATAAAGACGCAATACATTGGCAAATTGATCTGTATATATATTGCTATACTCTAATGTAGCTACGGGTAAATTTGGGGCTATCGTTGATCTTAAATTATCTGGGGACATTATCTTCTTCCTGCTGGTTTAACATCAATTCTTGGTATGCCTAATTGCCATGCTACACCAAGATCTGTTGATTTAATATTAAATGCCATTTGACGAGCTCTAAGTCTTGTATAAACTTGACCATCAAATTGTTGAACTGTATAAACACCTTTAGAGGTATAGTTATCAGCACTAGTTACAGTGTCTATGTCTGATGGTGTATAAGCACCACCTGAGTTTTCTCTTCCGTATAAAGTGATAGTTACAGAAGGGTTATTAATGTTTGATCCATTAAAGTTAATATCTGGCAACATACGCCATACAAAACCTAAGTGATCACCAGCGTCAATGCCAAAGTCAGAAGATTGAACGTAAGCCTCAATAGGTTGAGGGCTTGCTGTGGAGACATCATCTGTACCAACTTCATGATATAGTAATCTATTGTTGTAATCAGCTGCAACAGGATTCGGCTGAATACCGTATTGTAGCCAAGCCGTTCTAGCCATAGAGCCATAAGACCATACCTTGTCTAAGTAGTTATAGATAACATATTTATCAACTGTAGTTCCTGCACTATCCTTGCTTACATAGAACCACCATACTTCATTATAACCTTCATTTGAACCAGAAAACACTTGGAATGCTTGGTCAGTATTAATGTTATCAAATATGTATTGACGTAATGAGCATGGAAGCGTTTGAACCACACCAGTGTACATGTAGAACTTATCTTTACCCATCCAATAAGTCACGTTATTAACTGTCACAGCTGCATTAGGAGCCATGATAGAAATATTATCCATCAATACTTGAAAGCTAAATACATATGGATAGCCCACATATTGCATAGAATATAGACATGAGTTAGTCCATACCAAAATTTCTTGACGGGTTGCTCTGCCAGCTACAATATAAGATCCATTAGATAATGGGAATTCGCCAGATTGATTGGTTGGTGATGGAACCCATTCATACGGATTAGATTGGTCTGACCATCTAACTAACATAGGATTAAATGGTGTATCAGGATCTCCTGGGGTATAGCTATTTGCGCCCAAAGTTACTACGAACTGTTGCGTAGCAGAAGTTAAAATTTGATTTGTTGTATTTGGTACATAATCACCATCATAACCAGCTAATGTAGACAAGTCTGACAACAACTTACCACGTGTTGATACACCGTTAATGTGCTGCCAATAGAATACTGGGCCGCCACGAGGTGCAAATACAAGATCTGAACCATAGTTATCGTTTGACCAAATTCTTAATTGCTCTGCAATACCAGAACTATAGCCAGTACCCCATCCACGTGATGGAGACACTGGTACACTTACAATCACTGTGCCACCTAAGCTTGATGCTGTAGCATTGGCAGTATATGTTTGAGAAGCAAAAATTGTTGATATAGTATAAGTGTTGGCTGTTAAAACAGTTACTTGGAATGATTGCTGTAATATATATTTAGATATGCCAGATACATTAGATCCTACAGAAGTAAATGCTACCCAATCACCTGTAGTTAAACCATGTGCTGTTTGTGTTACTGTAATTGTTGAGCTTGTATTTGTAGTAGCAAATGGGCCAGTTAATGTAAATGTGTTTGCCCCCATGCCACCGCCCCATGGACCAGCGCCCCAACCAGTACCTACTGTTTCTACATCAAGACCGATTGGATATTCATATTGAACTGTAACCACACCACCACCAGAAGCGGTAGAGCTTGCATTCGTTGCAGATTGAATTGTAAACGTAGTAGATGTTGGTGCTGTTTTAACAACATATTCACCATTAATAGATAAACCACCTACGGCTGTACTAGATGAAATAATGACATAATCACCTACAGCTGGGTTATAGTTACCATCTGTAATAGTAACCACTTTAGTGCCAGATACAGTTGATATTGGGCTTGCTGCTAATGTATGAGGAGGTGCTAATGCTGTACCATTAGTTTCTATAATAGGTGTGATATCGTAATATGCACCACCATAGAATATATAGAATTTAAGTTCTGTACCTACAGATAGGTAGCTTGCTAATCCATCTAGGTCTGTCCATGTCCATAATGAACGAGCATGGCCTAAGAATTGGTTTGAGCTAACCTGAACCCATCCACCGATCTTTTCTGTATTACCAGATCTAAAGCGAATTTTATCTCCGTCATAGAAACCGCCCTCATTAGAGTAGTTAGTTCCTTCACGGTTTAGTCCAGGTCTATATGTTAATTTTTGTAATGCCATTATTTGCTTTCAAATACAGCTTTTTCGTCTAATCTACGTGTTTGTAGGCCTTTGACTATTTTACCACCAGCACGGCAGTATTTCACTAATGATTCCATAGCCGCCTTTTTATCGCCCCTAAGAAGCGCTTGACGGAGTGTTGATCTCTGAAATGTACCCAAACCAACATTAAAGGCAAAAGATACCAAGCAATCAAATTCACATTGTCTAAGAGGCACGTTAGGTAGCATCTTAGATACTCCACGTTCAAATCTATTGAGATCCCGTATAAGGAGCGCATCTACTTCCTCACTTGTAAAGGTTTTGTTCCAAGACTCAGGCAGTGATTTACCATCCCCGATAAGATGACCAACGCCCACAGTCCAAAGCCCAATACAGTCACGGTAGGGGCGATTACGCACACCTTCGTGATGTTTAATAAGAGCAATGCCAGCTTTTGATACATTCACTTACTTCTTTTCCCAAGTTCTAGCACCAAAATAAAATCCAATAATAGAGCCTACAATAGCCATTTCATCTGATGAAAATATAACATCCATAGCATCACGGCTAAATCCCGCCGTCTTAACCGCCCAGATAAAGCCACCAATATCTACAAATAAAAGTAATGCTACAAAAGTGAAAGCAACAATAGGGCGGACACTTGCGTTAAGAGTTCTAACCCAGGGTGCTGCATCATGTACAAGTTTTGCATCGTGCTCATATAGTGCTT